GGGATCATTTCTAATCAAAGAATTAAAGAAAAAAATATATTCTTTTCCAAGTTATGGTAAGGAAGAGGATAATATAGTATTGATAGATCCAAAGAAAAGTGGAAAGGTAACTGATATAATATTTGGAGTAGATGCTGATGAAAAACCAGTTTTAAAAATAATAAATCATGCTATTAAAAATTTTGGAACAATAGAAAAACCTAAAGAAAAATTATATGATATGATGGGATATAAAGAACGTCAGTACGGTGGTGGTCTTGATGATGCCTACATGAACAGACGTAGAAGCAGTGCCTTTGCTGCTCCCGATGCTACCAGTGCTTTTGCTTCTCCTATGAGTCAGGGTGGTCTTCCTACGATCTATAGATATTATGGTGGTACATTAGGTGAGTTTTCTGGTATTGAAGAAAATATGGGTGGACCAACATCTGAAGAAGCTGCTGGTGGTGCTGGTGGAACTATGCCAGATCCTGACGATTGGACTGATCCAGCTAATTGGGCTAATACAGGTTTAGACGATCCTGCTATAGTTACTACACCTTCTGCACCTACTAGTGATGATGAAATAGATATAACAGGATTTCCAACTGATCCTAATGTTGGAGTATTTGGAAGACCATTACGAACTCCTGAACAAATAAAGTCTAGACTTAGTGGTCGTAGACCTGAAGATGGTTATACTAAAGTTGAATATACATATCTTAACGATATAATGGATAAAACAGGAATGACTCTAAATCAAGCTGAAAATTATTTAGCATCAGTAATGGCTACTCCCGGTGGTATTGCTGCTATGGAGCAAGGATTTCATGGAGACTATACTGGTGGTGGTCCTGCTGGAACATTAGATAATTTTGTTAGAGGAGTAGGTGCTGATTTAGGTTTACAAGAAATTGCTGCAAGAGAGAAAAGACGAAAAGCAGATCCTTACGATGACTTTGGTGTAAAAGAAAGGGATGACTCTTTTATAGGTAGTATTAAAGATACAGTCTCAAGATTTTTTCAAGGTAATAGAGGTATAACAACTGAAGAAGGCAAAGAAGAATTTAAAGAAGTTTTGGCTGATAAAGGAGCTACATTTATTCCATATCAAGAATCACCATTATCAGGTGCTATAAGTGTAGGAAATACTCTTTTTAATCCTCTAAGTGGAGTATCAAGTGTAATTGAGTTTATAACAGGAGCAACTCCATTAGGAACCATTGTAACTAAGGAAGGTATAAGACTTGCATTAGATGCAAATTATAATGTAATTCCTGAACAATCTATTAAAGAATACGATGAAGGTAATGTAACTACTCCAGTTACAAGACAAAAACCATTAGAGAAAAAGAAGTCAACTAAAAAAGAAGAAAAGAAAAAAGATACAACTAAAAAAACTGGTAATACAGAAAAAATAAAAGCTAGTAATATTGATAGATTAAAATCATACATGAGTTTAACAGGTAAAGATTTAAGTACTTCTAAAAAAGATTTATTTATAACAGATATATCTATTACCGAAGAAGATTTTACATAGGATAGAACATGGCAACTGAACGTAATCCATATGATATGAAACCAGAAGAACTAGGTAATATAGTTCCTATGGCAGCAGCAGATGAAGAATTAAATGCTACCTTTGAAGTTGATCCTACAGATGGGGGAGTAATCGTAGACTTGTCTGGAGAAGAGAGTATTGAGATGTCTCCTTCACAGGCTATAGAAGAGTGGTATGATAATTTATCAGATACCTTAGATCCAGAATACTTAGATGAGATAGCTGATAATGTTATTGATAGCTTCCAAGCTGATAAAGATTCAAGGGCTGAGTGGGAGTCTATGTTTGAACGTGGCTTTGATCTGCTAGGTCTTAAACTGGAGCCGGGAACAGATCCCTTTGATGGCGCATGTACAGCCGTACACCCACTTCTGATAGAATCAGCAGTTAAGTTTCAATCCAAGGCTTCAGCAGAACTCTTCCCTGCCAGTGGTCCTGTCAAGGCAAACATCATGGGTAAGTCTACCCCTGAGAAAGAGATGCAAGCCAACAGGGTACAGAACTTCATGAACTATCAGGTAACTGAGCAGATGCCAGAATACTTTGATGAGTTTGAAAGAATGTTGTTCCATCTCCCCTTGATAGGTTCTGCATTTAAGAAGGTTTACTATAGTGCTACACTGAAACGGCCTGTCTCAGAGTTCATACCTATTGATCAGTTCTATGTATCTTACTATGCAACTGACCTTAGAAATGCTGACAGATACACACACCTGATCTATCGCAGTCCTATTGATATGGAGAAGGATATCAGGGCTGGTGTCTATGATGACGTAGAACTACCAGAACCAAATGAAATTAATGTTACAGGGTTTACTCAGAAGATGGATACCATTATTGGTATGTCTCCTTCCTCTGATAATGACCCACAGTATCTTCTACTAGAACAGCATTGCTATCTAGACATAGAAGACACAGGAGAATCACTTCCTTATATTGTTACAGTCATAGAGCAATCAAGGCAAGTGTTAAGTATTCGTAGAAACTATGAACAGAAAGACCCGAATAAAGAAAAGCGTAGTCACTTCGTACACTACCGTTTCGTGCCGGGGTTTGGTTTCTATGGATTAGGCTTGATTCACTTTCTAGGTAATCTCACCATGAGTGCAACTGCTGCAATGAGATCCCTCATAGATGCAGGACAGTTCTCCAATTTACCGGGAGGTTTCAAGGCTAAAGGGTTGAGAATGGTCGGAGATAACGATCCAATCTCACCCGGTGAGTTCAAGGAGGTTGAAGCAACTGGAATGGATCTCTCTAAGGCTATTATTCCCCTGCCTTACAAAGAGCCTTCCTCAACTCTATTCCAGATGTTGAATTTTGTAGCTGCTGCTGGTCAGCGGTTTGCAGACAGCACAGAGCAAGTTGTCTCTGATGCTGCCTCCTATGGACCCGTTGGGACTACGATGGCTTTATTAGAAGCCAGTAGTAAGTTCTTTAGTGCAATCCATAAGCGAGTACATAAATCTCAGAAGGATGAATTTAGAATATTAGCTAAGATAGATTATGATTATCTACCAGAAGAATATCCTTATGATGTTCCATTTGAAGATCGTAGTATATTCAAGAAGGATTTTGATGGTCGTATAGATATCATACCTGTATCTGATCCTAACATCCCTTCCAACGCACACCGTATGATGATGGCTAACATGGCATTACAAATGGCACAGCAGTCACCTCCCGGTATGTTTAATCTGGAAGCTTTGAACAGGACAATACTACAAGCAGCTAACATGCCTAACCTAGAAGATATCTTACCACCAAAGGTTGAACCTAAACCAATGGACCCAGTGTCAGATATCATGGCTGCAACCAAAGGTATACCTATTGCTGCCTTTCCGGGTCAGAACCATGATGCTCATATACAGACTAAGATGGCTTACCTTCAAGATCCTCAGAATGGTGCTAATCCTATTATGCAACGTATAGCTCCAATCTTAGAAGCTAACATACAGGAACATTCAGTGATGAAGTATCAAGAGCAGATGAATGGTGTAGCACAACAAGCTATTGGACAGTTACCACCAGAGCAACAGCAAGATCCTTCTGTGGTTGAGATGGTCATGGCACAAGCTGCACAGCAAGTTATGAATGCTAATCAAGCTGCTGGTATGGCTCAGTCACCTGAACAACAACTTGTATCTCTTGAGCAAGCCAAGGTAGAACTTCAGAAGCAGAAGCTACAGCAAGATACAGTTGTACAAGCTGCTGAGATGGAACTTAAAGAGAAGCAGTTAGAACTTGATGAAAATGAGCAAATCATTGATATGCTTAAAACAGGTTCAGCAACTGAATTTAAGAAAGAAAAAGCTAAACTTGATAGAGAGTCTAAAAAGGAACTTAAGTCTATGGATGTTCTAGGTAAGTTAGCGATTGAAGAAGAGAAGCAAGCAAGTGAAGATAAAAGAACAGCAGAAAGTAATTTAAAAGATATTATGGAAAAAGGAGAATAGTAATGATGAAGAAAGGTAAAGGATACCCAGAGCATGTTAAGCCAAGTGGTAAGTCTTTTGGAAATGCCTATGATAAAGATATATCGGGTAATCGCAGTTCCCGTGCCGTCTTAAACGAATGGCCTGACTATGCTTGGAAAATGCCTGAAAAGGGTTCTAAGTAAAAGTAATGGAAGTTTGGGATGAAGTAATCAAAGAGTTTAATCAAGAGATTAACACTCTTCGTATTTCTTTAGGAAATGGTGCAGCAGAAGATTATGCTCACTACCGTCAAATTGTTGGATCTATCTCTAGTCTTGAGTGGGCTAGAAATAATCTAACAGATATTATTAAAAAACGAACATATGGAGATGAAGACTAAAATGAGAGAACAACACTTAGGTGGATCAGTAAAGAATGATAAATGGATTACAGATGTAGAAGAAATGGCAGACCCAGAAGTATTGCCAGAACTTCCCGGCTATCATGTATTAGTACGTCCTGTGTCAGTTAAGAGTGTGACAAAAGGTGGTATTTATATTCCTGACTCTACTAAAGATGATATGTCTTACCTAACAACTGTAGGTAGGGTAGTAGCATTAGGAGATCTAGCTTATCTTGATAAAGAGAAGTTCCCTGCTGGTGCTTGGTGTAAGGTTGGTGACTATGTTTCTTATGGAAAACTAATAGGAACTAAGCTTTTTTATAAGGGTGTACGCTTTATTCTACTCTTTGATGACCAGATAACCATGAGACTAGAAGACCCAAAAGACCTTGATCCTACATTTAATTTAAGTAAAGGGTCTAATTAATTTGGGAAATAGTTAATTATGTGATATAATATTACCAATACGTAAATCGTTTGTTTCGTAAACAACGGAAGGATAATAAAATGGAAGATGATAATTGGAACACAGTCAGTGTTCAGAATGCAGAGCAAGAAGACAAAATAGAAATAGAATTTGAAGAACCTATTGAGAAAGAACCTGAGATAAAAGTACAGGAAAAAGAAGAAACTAAAGTAGAGATTGAGCAGGAAGAAGAGCCTGTTAAAGCTGAAGAACCTGAACTAGAAGGTATTAAAACTCAGGGAGCAGAAAAAAGAATAAGGAAACTTATTAGAGAACGTAAAGAACGTGATGAACATATTCAAGCTCTCATCCAAAAAAATGAGGAATTAACTAGTAACCTCAGAACAAAAGATAAAGAAGTAAATGTATTAGGGAAGTCTAGCCTAGATGCTTCTGAGAAACAACTAACTGATAAGATAGAACTGGCAAGAGCAGTTTACGCAGAAGCCTTTGAAGAAGGCGATAAAGATAGAGTTCTTAAAGCACAGGAAATGCTTAACGATGCTCAGATAGATCTTAAGAATGTAACTGCTGCTCAGAATAATTATCAGGAGATACAGGAAGAAGTTGCACCACAACAACAGGTACAGCGTCAACCTGCACCTCAAAGGACTGATCCAAGGGCAGAGCAATGGGCTTCTGACAATGATTGGTTTGGTAAAGATAATGTTATGACTGCTGCTGCTCTAGCAATAGATGCAGAGTTAAAAGGAGAAGGGTATGATCCAGAAGATCAAGACTTCTATCAAGAAATTAATAAAAGAATCCAATCGGCTTTTCCACAAAAATTTGAGGAAAGCCAAAATCGTGTGCAGGAAAATACGTCACAACCTGCTCAAGTAGTATCGGGAGGGTCACGTTCATCCCCAACCAATTCTAAAAAGGTTAAGCTATCAAAAGAAGATGTTAGGTTAGCACAGAAATGGGACATACCGCTTGAAAGATATGCCGCTGAGAAGTTAAAGATTGATGACTCAGATGGGTATACAAACATAAATTAACGTGGGAGATAAAGAATGACAACACGAAATGAAGTACGTAGTAATACAAGTCGAGAAGCCAATACAAGAGAAGAAGAATGGACCTTTGAGGAGCCAGATGCCCTCAAGATACCTGAAGAGGTAGAAGCACGATTCAACAATGACGGAATGTCATTACGTTGGTTACGCATATCTGTAAAGGGACAGGATGATATCACTAATATTGGCAAGAAACAGCAACAGGGTTGGGAATTTGTAACACCTGATGAGGTTCCTGAACTTGCAATTACATCCTTCGTAAGGAAAGAAGGTCGTTATACTGGAACAGTCTGTCGTGGAGACTTAGCATTGGCGAAATTGCCAACTGGAAAGGTAACGGCTAGAAGGAAGCATTATGAGAATAAAGCTAATGACATGATGGATGCAGTTAATGCACAACTCATGAGTGGAAATAACTCTCGTATGCCGATTACAAATTCAAGTAAGTCAGTAATAACAAAAGGAAGGCAACCGTCTTTTCAAGACTAAGCTTTTCTTTTTAACCATAGGAGAAACACATGTCTACTACTAAAGCATTTCGTGGCTTTACTCCTGCTCGTATGAAAGGTGGAGGTTACAACAATGAAGCTGTAACTGATGTCATTGCTTGGTCATCTACTGGCCTTGCAGGAACACCTACTAACAACATTTTCACTGGTGATCCAGTAGTTCTGCCGGGTGCAAACTTTGCGACTATCTCACCATTTATTGCTACAACTCTTAAGCCTTCAGGGGTTTTCATGGGCTGTCAGTATGTTGAAAATGGAGAACAAAAATTCTCACGTTACTGGACGGGTGGAACTAGTGCCTCAGATATTAAGTTTTTCGTCATTACTAATGCCGATCAAACTTATCACATTCAATGTTCGCTAACTCTATCTGCTGCTGAAGCTCTCATTGTAAAGAACTACAATGTAACCGTCAGTTCAACAGCATCTTCAGGAAGCACTACAACTGGTCAATCCAGTTACTACTTAATGGCCTCTTCAGGTGCAGAAACAGAACTTCCTGCACGGGTTATTGGTAGGGCGCAACTACCTGACGAGAGTGATGGTGATGCATATCCAATCGTTGAAGTATATCTTAACACACACCGTGATAATTATGTCACGGCAACAGCATCTAGTGCTTAATAGGGAGGATTTATTATGGCTATAAATAGAGCTAGTATTAGTAAAGAACTCCTTCCCGGCTTAAATGCTGTGTTTGGAGTTGAGTATGGAGAAGTTAATGATGAACATAAACCTCTCTATGAAATTGAAAACTCAGATCGTGCTTTTGAAGAAGAAGTACTATTCACTGGATTTGGCTCTGCGCCAACTAAAGGTGAAGGTGCTGCCGTTACTTATGATGACGCACAAGAGAGTTATGTAGCCCGTTATACGGCTGAGACTGTAGCATTGGCATTTGCCATTACAGAAGAAGCAATGGAAGACAATCTTTATGATACGTTTGCCAAGCTTCGTGCTAGAGGTCTTGC